TTTTTTTCTACATCGACTAACAATCGATAAAGCAAAGATGACGGTCACAAGGCTCTCGTGGCATAGGAAAAATTTTCGCATCGCATAAAGCGATGTTACAAAACCTACTGGCTTGTGACAATTTCGAGAATACTATTTTAGCATCTTTCGCTTTATACGGTTGTCTAAGAGTTCTTAAATTAAATTAAGCTCACCTGACGCCGTCCGTCAGGATTAATTTAACGTCTTTCGACGGAATGCACCTATACAGCAGCTGGAAACAGCCCGTAGTTAAGGTATGTAGGTACATTCAAGAAAAATATGGTAGTAAAATCTGTCCCACACCCAACATAAAAATCCATGCTAGCTACATCAGGATTAGTTGCTGTATGGGGTTGGAGAGAAAATTCTACTCTACAATGGTCAGCATCGGTGTCATCACCGGCTTGACCAAGAGTGGTGCTCGCTATACTAGTTGAACGCATTCTATATCTAGAATACATAGGATAATATGTAGAAACACCAGTCTGAGTCCTTGCATTAGTCAAGGATTGTGCAGTAGAACCAGAAATTCTACCCGAAAGGGTAGATCTGGCAAAAGTACTACTGCTGGTAATTGTTGGAGCAAATGTGGTTTTATAAGCTCCAATAGTATTAGCCGTTCGTGTAATACGAACAGTACGAATACTATTTGAGAAATGAGTATCATCAAGGTTATAATGCCAATTAATACCACCACGATATCCAACAAAACAAGGCACTATCCAATTCATAAAATGAGGATAGACAAAGTTAAAAGCCTTATTATTACCAGGAACTAAAATACTATCTGCAACATCTATACCATTAGGATCATATCCAAAATGTAAAGGCATTGCAGCATGCTGACTAAAATAACTATTAAAAACAGTAGCACTAGGAGTAGCAGTAATTAGCCAAGAACGATGAAGAGATACACGACGCAATAATTGACGTAGTGAGGTAATTCTTTCACCCATATTAATGGTAAAAGTCTCATCATCGAGAACAGGACCTTTTGAGGTTAGTCCAAATGATTGAGTATTATCGTAATCAAATTCCTCACTTTGTAAAGCAAAATAACTTGCAGTAACAGGAGGACCTTGAACCATACCAAAGGTTAAATTTTCAGCACCTCTAACAGAAACAAGAATCTGAACATCAGCAGATGAAACAGGTGAAGTCTGTTGAGTTAAAACTGAAAGTACAAGTCGTCCATTATGTATAGATTCATTAAATGTATTAATAACCCCAGTACTGACGATATTAGCCACATCATAGGAAGCGATAGTTCGCTCAGCGACTTCTCCTCGTAAAAAGGGTTGCTTGGCAAGATAAGGAATACGAAATTCCACATCAGTATCAGTAGATAAATCTACAATTTCTGAATGGATAAGATTCGTATCAAATGCGGCGGCATTACCAACATTAGGATCCCATTGAATAAGAATACGCCCTCTATGAAACTTAGAACATATAAATCTAAATCGGTAAATAATATCACCACGCCAATAAGTAAATAAAGAAGCAGCATGAGACATCGGAGTACCTTGAACAAAATTAACAGTATGCGCTTCAATAACTTTAGTATCAGGAACAACATTCGCTCTAATAAGAACTTGACCAGTTGTATGGGTGGAAGCCCAAGTAGCTTGAATAACATAAGATTCACGCTGTACAAAATTACTGAGTAAAAGTTCATCAACGCCATCATGACCACAAACTCGAGAATCAATACTAAGTTCATTCTTTGGATCCAAAGTGAGTTTCTCAATAGGTTGAGAAATCTCACAGGATGAAAAAGCATGAAAAGGAAGATTCTTAAGAGGTTTAACATCTTCTATAACAGGAGAATTAGTAAAGCCAAAAAGCTTAGCCAATTTGCCTATACCAGAAGCTATCATACTAGTGGCAGTAGCATAAGGTCCAATCATTGGAACAGCAGATAAAGCTGAAGCTACACTAGCTACAGCAGAAGCTGGGCCAGAAATCATACCTTCAGATTGAAGAGCAAGAGCAGAAGAAGGACCACATAACTTGAGATTAGAAGCCCAAGCATAAATTTGAATCGTAACACCCGCACCGACAACAGAATTAGCATTCTGTAAAACAGTGGGAGAATTAAGGGCCAATTGACCCATATTTTGAAAATCTGCTCGAACACCAAGATCTAACCAACTCTTATGATAGAGAAATGGTAAAACAATCTCACCTCCTTGATTAGTTTGAGGATAAATCCAAATATGTGGACGTTGACTCAAAGCAGCGATATGCGCATTAGCATTCGTTGTCAAAGAAGCAGAAATTGTACTTGGAGTTAAAAGTAAAGGTTGATAAGATAACAAGCCAGCTCCATAATAAAATGGAGAAGCATTAATAATCAACTTAATGTGAAGATTCGCACTAAGACGAGAATAATTATCTAATTTTTTAGCATTTTGAGTAGAATTAAAAAATAAATTCCAAGGTTGCAAAGTTGTATTCAAAGAAGCTCCTTCAGCCCAAGTAATTGTTGAAATAACTTGAGGTCTACCGAAAAATTGTGAAAGGGAATGATCTGTAACATAATCACCATAAAAAGTTTTATCTAAAATGGGATTGTGAGACACAGTCGTACCTGGATTTTCATCCAGATACCTAACTATAACCTCCTGATCCTGTTGTCCAGCAATAGCATTATGACTATTATCTGTAATTTCAGAACCAGCAGAAATTTCATCTGATTGTAAGCTTAAAAGCGAAATATCAGAAACGGAGAAGCCAACCATTCCGAGTTGGGATCTACGATCTTGTTGTTTCAACACTAATCTGATTAATTCAGACCTTTCAGAGACTGTCATTTCTTCGAGAATTTTTGGCATCATACGATTAATCATATGAAATTTTCGAGAACGAGTCTTTGGAGATCCATACCTCAGATTGTAAATATCCCAAGAGATAGCCTCATAAGGCTCCTCAGTGGGTGAATCGTCAAAACATTCAGTACAGCATAAAAGCTGATCAATAATTTGGTTTCTTTTATCAAAATTTATAGTTTTAGCAAGTATAATAATACGAACTGGGAGCACACTCAGGCTCACCAGAAAGGTAAATTTTTCTTGCGAGGCAACAACGCTTCCCTAAATAGGGATTTTGAGGAACACTCACGTAGCCTAAAACTATATATGTCCATTCTTATGCATCTATACAAACAAATACAAAATATATAACATACAGTAACTACATATATAGCCGCTTATTTGGTTTGAATTATAAATTCAGGACGTCCGCGGAGGCGCCCGTAGGTTTTCTACCACCATTCTGATAACGATTTATTAATTCGTTGAAAGAAGGAAAGGTAGCAGGTGTAACAAACATATCTAAATCTAGTTCAGAACACATTCTTTTTAAAAGGCGAACTTTGTCTTCAAAGACAATTTCACCATAAAAAGCATATTCCATAACTGCACTAGAAATGACTGCTACACACTGTTCTTGAGAAGAAATAGTCTTGGATCTAACCCAAGTCATAAGCATCTTCTCAATAGAATCATGATCTAATGGAGCAACATATCCACCAAACTGTTTATCAAAACGCCAAGTTCTTTTTAAAAAAGAACAATCGTCAATGTGAATATAAGGAATACTAGGAGCATTTTTATCTGCCATAGTATAACCTACACCAACATTTCTTAAACAAGATTGAATAGAAGTATGATTAAATTCAGGAATACCTTTTGAAACATTCATGATATTATCATCTCCATAAGTCATTAAATTCACAAAATCTTTAAAACACCTAGGATCTTTCTTAGTTATTGAGACAAAACAATATCTCATATACAAAGAATTAACCAAAGAATTTATAATAACAGTAAGAGGATGGCCAGAAGGATTACTTCCAAAAAAGGAAACAAGATCTCCATTAAAATTCATCCACGCAAAAGCAGTATCAACAGCGATACCTCTTAATACCTTTAAATCATCATGATCATAATTTCCACTATAACCACAAATATTTATCAAGATATCAAAAGCACTCTGAATTAATTCTGCACACATACGCTTATCAAACTTTTCAAAATCGCCAGCAACCAATCTATCATCTCCAAAATGAGTAAGATAGGTTCGCATAGCATCCCACTCTTTAGATTGACTAATAATACCACATGCACATTCAAATACATATTGGTTAGATTGAATCAACCTTATAAGAGATAGGGTATATTTTCGATTAACGACACTCCAAGCAACTGGAGCACCGGCGAAAACACGAGTTTTACCAAGAGATGCTTTAAGTTCCGAAACAGCCTCATCCTTCAAGTTTCCTCGAAAAATAGGATTATTGCGGTAACCATCTCTATAATTCTTCTCAATATTTTCTATCTGAGCCAAAATTTCATCACTAAAATCAACTGGATCTACAGTTTCGCCTCTAGAAGCAACAGGGTGAATATAAAAACGTTTAGATCTATTATAAGGATGCCCCATAGATGTATTTCTATTGAGTTTATCAATAAAAGTAACACCAGCAGCACCGTTAACAGCTGTAAAATGATCATAAACATGCACATTGTCCTGAATAATATCTAAAGATATTGAATTAACAATATCATCAGAAAAAGACTGCACACATTTACGCAAAATCGATGGTTTAAACTGATTAGCAGGATTAACCATCTCCTTAGCGGCTAAATGCCAAGGCCTCCAAGAAACTAAATCTGGTTGAGTATAATTAGTTCGATAACCATACTTACTTAAAAAATCATTCATTGGAGTATTCTCAACTCGAGATTTACCATGAGCTCGTGGGAGCGTTAAACTTCCACAAACCATAGCAGAACCCGAATCAAGATATCGAAAAGCAGATTTCTTATGAAGATCAACAACAGAAACAGGAACACTAGGTGCATCGATGGCAACAGTATTACCCTGAATCATTAAAGTTGTCATCTCAGAAATAGCATCAACCAAAAATTCTTGAGTAACTTTAATGGCACAAACAGCATTAACATTAGGATTTCCTAAATAATGAATTCCTAAAATAACTGGTCCATAGGCAGATTTAACAACTAAAATTGAACCACAATCACCAACAACACAACCAGAACGAGTAATACCATTCCAGGCATCCATCTGATATTGTGTATGTTGATCATATTGATTCTTTTGTTGTCTTATCCTACTAACAGGTTTTGCTGTAATATCACCATCATAAGTTCTACGAAGGTAATGACCTTCTAATTTAGCATCAAAAGATTCCTTACAAAAAAGTTCAGTAAAATCAGCTCGAGGAGGTAAACCTCTAAGTTCTAACAAACAAATATCAGAATTAGGCTTAAAATGAATAGTTGATACATCCACCAACAGCCTTAAATTGGGATTAACACTCTGCTTTTCAGCTTGGTAATAAACAGTTAATTCAACATCACCCTCAACATCCTTAAAGAAATGAGAATTAATTAAATAAATTTGTCCACCAACACAAAAAGCACTGGTACGTCTACCGACAGAACCAGAAACTTTAAGAGTTAAAGAAACACAATTTAAAGCTAATTTAGCATGGATTTGTTCCAAAGACATAGTATTCCAACCCAAAGATAATTGGCCAAGATCCATTTGATGTAAATCAAATGAATCATTATACCAAACATTATTGGGTTCTTCTTTCATAGGTTTCGGAGCAACACCAGGATTAATGCTAACAGATTTAGAAACAATTTCATCAGTTTGAGGAACTTTCAATTCCTTTTTCTTAGAAGACAATTTCCAAATAACTAATAAAGCACTAACAACTATCAAAATATTTG